GGTAACTTCTACAAAGTCGAAGTCAGTCATAACCACTAGATACCAGATAACTTGTTCGTAATACTTTTGTGGAATATGGTCTCTCCACTCAAGTTCATCTTCACGGTTTCTAATATCGTGAGTTTTGCATTCCCATACGCCTTTACGTTTAGTAGCGATTTCAGTGAGAATGCCATCGAGTGATGCAGTCATGTATGTCTTGTCAGTTCTTCGATACATTTCGTGCATTCTTGGTGTGTGCATCTTGTACTTGTCTTTGAAGTCAAGAGCATAGATTTTACGGATAAGTGGTTCACACAATGTTCCATAAGTCATCGACTCGTTTGTTTTTTCTACTTCTGTTTCATCTGGACAAACGATATCGGTATAGAGCTCAAGGATGTTCTTGTATGGACTATTACCAGTAATTGCAGAAGCTGAAGTTCCACCTAAACCACGCTTCTGGAGCCATTCTTCTTTTGATTTGAATGTCTCTTTTTTGTAATTCTTTTTGGTAGCCACGTTATACCTCGCTTTCTTTGTTTTGATTTTTGATTTGGTTTAAGACCTCGATTTCGCGGTCTCGCGTCGTTCCAACGCACTTAAGCACTGAGTCAATAGTCACGTAATGGGTGAGATAACGAATTGAACCACCGAATTCTCTTAATGCTTGATTCTTGATTTGAATTGCTTTTGTAGAACCGCATTCGAGATATTCTGCAATGTCGTTATAATCCCAGTGTGGCTTGGTCAATAATTCTTCTCTTCTTTCGATCGTCATTTGACATTTTCCCAACTTTCAACCGAAAAAAAAGTACGCCAGATTTCAGCAGGATCAGAAAGACCAAGAATAGATGCTGCTTTCACAATATCATCCCTATCCCAACCTGTTTTATTGGCTACTTTAAGTTTCATTGCGTTCTCTGAAATGCCAAAGCGTAAAGCAAAGGCTTTAATTGAACCGCAAGAAGTGACGATATGACCTCTCAAAACACGATTGTCATAAACCATCTTTTTACCTTTTGCCATCGGGTTTTCTCCTTTCTTTATTTGGGTTTTTCCCAACTTCTTGCTTCTAGTATAAACCATAATTGCGAAAAGTAAAATAGAAAATTGCGAAAAAATCAAAAATTGTTTGCTTTTATGTAAATGTGCGATATAATTGGAGCAGGTCAAAAAGAAAGGAGTTCGAAATGGCTGAAATCGTTGCTACATTCGGTGAACGTCTTAAAGAAATAATGAATATAAGGAACGTGCGTGCCGTAGATATCACAAGACATTGCAACATTAGTCCATCCCAGATATCTCATTATCTCAAAGATGACTACGCACCAAAGCAACCAGTAATCGTTAAATTAGCTCGATATTTGAGAGTAAACGAAGTCTGGTTAATTGGATACGATTGTGATATGGAACGATATACTCAGACCTACGATGGCACCATGAAAGAAATCGTTGAAATGCTCGAAACATTAGATAACAACGACCTTGAACGTGTCCGTACATTCATTAAAGACTATTTCATTGACCGCTAGTTGCCGCACTAGTAAAAGAAAAGAGCCGATTAGACCGCAATTCTAATTGGCTCAGCGGTTTTAGGAAAGCAATTTGGAACGACTAACCTATTAAACCTTTTTTGATTATATCAAACATTAAGGAGGATTACAAGATGAGAAAAGGGATTTACAAAGATGAGAAGAGAGGTACTTGGTATATAAACACCAAAGTACGCGTAAATGACGAGCTCAGGAACGTGACCATACGTGGGTACTTAAGCAAGAGTGAGGCGAACGCAGATTACGATCGTGCGATATCTCAGTGGGTAAAAGACCACACGAAACATTGCCAGGTAATTTTCTTCAAGGATTTGCTTGCTGAAGTTGAAAAGGATAGATCCACCACTGTTAAGCTACAAACACTTAGATGTGATTCATATGTCAATTCAAAGTATCTTCTCCCAGCATTTGGTGATAGCCTCATCGCAGATGTCTTTAAGAAAGATGTCATTGATAAGTGGTATAGGGGCTTTGTGGATGACGTGTCTATATCCGTTAAACGTAAAAACAAAGTAATCACACGCTTTAAGGATGTGCTTGCTTACGCATATTCTCACCTATATTGTGATGCTCCTACATATCAGATATGTGATGTCTTGCTTAAGCACTTACGCGTGAACATTGTGCAAAAGAAGGAAAAGGATGTCTGGACTAGGGAAGAATACGAAAAGTTTATTGATGCTATTCCTATGGATAAGATTTGGTATCCGCTCTTTATCGTATTTGGTGAACTTGGCTGTCGTATTGGTGAACTACAAGGACTTATGTGGAAAAACTTTGATGCTGACAAAGGCACTATCTTCATTTGTCAACAAGTCATTGAGGGTACAGGCGAGGGGCATTGGGTTATTGAAACACCAAAGACTGCGAGCTCGATTAGATACAATAGATTAACTCCAGATACTATTAGTTTATTGTTAGAACTTAAAAATATCATGCGTGCGAAGGAAGATGACTTCATATTTGGTGGTAAGAACCCACTCAGTAGACATGCGATTCGTGATGCGATGTACAAGTATGCTGCTCTTGCTGGAGTGCATAAGATAACACCACATGGCATAAGACACTCTAACATTTCTTGGCTTATTGAGACTGTGCAGTCGGTTGAAGATGTTAAGGTTATCAGCAATCGCGTTGGACACTCTAGCACACAGATGACATTAGATACCTATGCACACATATTACAATCACGTGAGAGTGATATGATTAACATATTAGGTGGTCGAAATCGTGAACGAAAAAATATCCAAAAAAGTTGAAACAGCGTGAAATAATTTGAAATCTTGCGAAACGCTATTTCACCATATATCATATTAAGTATGATAAGGGGTATAAAATTGACTGTTTGAAAAGCAGTGAAATGAACTAAAAAGAACCCGTCATCTGCTCCATTTAATAACTAATACCGATTATATCGGTATTTTTTATTATTTACAAGCACTATGAGGGAAATATGGGGGAAAAATGAGGGAATTGATAAAAGAAAAGCACCACTTTAGTGATGCCTTATTTGTTAATGTCTGCCAATATCAGCTGGCGGATGTAATCGGTCTTGTTGGGTACGCTATTTAATTTATTTATAACTTCAAGATCGCTCGTGTTATGGAATCTGACTTTAACGGCTGTCATATTCGCTTTCTGATATTTAGCAGTTGCTTTGAGTTGATACTTCTTCATATAGTGCCCTCCCTATTTACCATTATAGCGTTTATCACAGCGAGAGCAATCACATTTATCCATATCACACATACTGCAAGGTTTAATCATCCTTCCACAGTTTGGGCAACGTTGGAGTTTACACTTGACCGCATCAAGTTCGACTTCTTCTTCACAGTGCGGACAGAGTTCCCATACTTTGTTATTAGTATTCATATACACACTCCTATAAGCTGTACTCGACTGAGCAGTCATCCTGGAGTATACCAACGCAGTAATTCGTGTACAATGTGACATCGAAGTAACGGTCGACTTCCTCGTGGTTCTCACCGCGGTTGTAGATTATTTCGATTTCAGCAATAAACTCTGTGAAGTATGTGTTAAGTGTATCTTGGATGTCTTCTGCGATTTCTTCATCAATCCATCCAGGTTCAAGTCCGAATGCCTCCTCGATTTCATCGAAGTATGTGCACCAAGCACAAGTGGATGTTTCGTTTGCGGTAGTCACGTAGATGTATGTGGCTATCTTTGCGAGTAGGTTCTTGTATGTGATGGCGACTTGTAAGTCACCACCGAGTTCGATAATGTCGTTGTCTAAGTATTTCATCATAATTTCGATCGCCTTTCTTTATTTAAGTTTCTTTGGATTTATTTCTTGTACGTAAGCATTTAGGTTCTTGGCATCCTTAGGTGCAAGGTTGTTATCCCTGCACCATTGGATGTAGAAACGGATTTGCTCAGAGAATGTTAGTCGTTCCATTTGTTAATACCCCATTCTGACCATTTCACTTTCAGCTTGGTCGACTGTTGGGCTGTTTCCGTAAGTGTCACGATATATATGTATCATAACTTCAAGACCGCCTGCCCAATAATTCGCACGGTACCAGTTCTTGCGATTGCGTAAGTTTTTGACTTGCTCCAGAGCACTGGTAATCTCGTAGAGAAGTTCGCCTTGCTTGGCTAAATTGGTGTAAGACATAGTTATTCCTCCGTTTCGTATAAACGCCCATCTATGAGCCAGTATGTCATACCATCTTGTGGTTCGATGGTGCCATCAAAGACCATCTTGTAAGAGAAATCCCATAATTCCCCATTGTCGTATTGGGTTCCGTACTTGCTCATATATTCTTCGAGCGTATGACCCATAACGATTGTGTATGTAGTTGTCATTATGCGAGCCCCCTTGCCTTTAATTCTTGTTGATAACCGAAATAGTCTTCGGTGAGTTGCTCGCGTTCTTCATCATCGAGAACGCTGTCGAAGTTGTCAGCAAAGTCCTTTTGTGTAACGTAGTAGACTTTGTCTTCCTCTGCACAAACGTATCTATACTTGTGTTGTGTAGGTACCCATTGGCATTGGTCGAAGTAATCCCAGAAACCGAAGTTCACCGCCCAGGCGAAGATGTCGGCTTTTTGTTTTTTGGTAAGTGTTGCGATGTTTAACATTGTTAAAACCTCCTAGTATGTGCATTGGCATGCAAGGTCTATGACCATATCCCAGCTGTCACCATATGCGAGCATATCATCAAGTGTGCATCCTTGTGTTTCGATACCATCTTTGAGTGCTAACACAAGCGTGTTAATCTCGATGTGTTCGGTCTTTAACCATAGGTTATATACGGCTTTGCAGATGTCTTCAAAGCGTGGGGTGTTTGTGCCGTTTTCGTAACAGCATTCGACTTCGTATGCGATATTGAGCATTGCGATGTCTACGTTGTGGGCTCTAGCAAGAGCGAGTTGTTCTGTGTATGTCATATGTGAGAGTTCCTTTCTTGGGTGGACTTATTGACGTTGCCACCCTTTTTCTTTACATTAGAGTTTCTTTTTTATTATGCGATGTTGAATATGAGTTTGAATGCTTGGGTCGCTTGGGTTGTCGCTGATACGATATTGCGTTGTAATGATTTATCATTAGCGATGTTTTCAGCCCAGCCTCTGAGATATTCAACCGAGTTCTTGAGCGTGTCATCTGTATCGATGCCCAATGTGGCTACGCTATAAGCGGCTGTGATTTCAGCGACCAATTCCTCTTTAGAGTAGTTTTGACCGCCAAAGCCATCGTTACCTGTGAGTGTTGGGCGGTTGAGTAAGCTGGAGTGACCTGTGCTATGTCCGAGTTCGTGGAATGTGACGCTGTATAAGAAGCCAGTTTCTTTGAATTGTTCCACTAGTGGAAGATGGACTTCGTGTTTGCCAGATGTGTAATAGGCACGGTCTCCAAACTCACGAATGAGTTTAACATTGCCACGTTTGCAATAATCTTCGATTACTTCTTCAGCGGTCTTGTTGAGTTCGGCAACCTTGCGGACTTTGCGTTCGTGTTTAACTTCACGAATACCTGGGCAGTCTTTGATATTCCAGACATAGTATTCTTTGAGCACCCAGAAATAGGTTTGCCAAGTTCCTTGACAGTCACGTACGAATGTGCCCCAAGGTCTGAACACGACTTGCCAAGGTTCATTCTCGTGAGCATCACCATTAGCGAGTGCCTCAGTGTATAACTCTTCGAGTTTGGCGAGTAGTTCTTCCTCTTCAACGACTTTTTGGGCTTGGTTTGAATAAACCACCATATGACCACAGTCTTTTGTAGGCTTGCCTCCGAGGTCTAACGCTTGCTTGTAGCTGACATAATAGCCAGGTTCGAGCACGATTTGGTTAATGCCTGTGTAAGCCTCACCGCTAACATAGTTAATTGCGAAGACTTCTGGACTGAGGGTTTTAGCGAAACCGCTCCAAGGTCTTTTCCATGGGTTAACGCCTGCTTGTAATTTCTCAATGATTTTGGCGTTGAGTTTTTCAATAATTTCGGTTTGTTTCATTTTTCGGTTCTCCGTTTCCGCTCCAACTTTTGAAGCACTTATATTATAGCATAGTGCCACCACCATACTAATTTCTATGAAATTATATAAACATCAAAGAGTGGTTGCTTTAGCAAAGGCAAAATCAAAACAAATCCACACGAGATTATTCGTGTTTCCGATCGCATAATGCTTAGGAGAAATTCGAAAAATAAGCTGCGAGAAGATTTCTAATAATGCCTGGATAATGCAAAGCCCACAACAGCAAGCAAACACAACCACAAACAGCAACGACCAAGAGAGCCAAAAATCCACTTCTCACTTTCTTATGCTTGATGTTCTTTCACTCTTTAGGTTTAACCTGTCGT